ACCAGCACCAGACATTATCAGAGTAACATCAACAGTATCAGCATCCACATAAAGATCATATGCCGCTGTTAAATCAGCATTAACTAAATCAGAACCATCAAGACCGGCAGTTAAACTACCACCAATAATCTGATCTGCTGCAGCAGCTGCATTTAATCTTTTAAAAGTTGTACCAGATTTACTTGCACCTGCATCAGCTGCTGGAGAGGCATCAAGTGAAGATTCGGTAATTTTATTTCTGGAACCTAACCAAATATACTTTGATTCATTTCTCAAAACATTTCCTACATAATTTGATGAACCATTAAATTTTTTCGCATCAATTGCTTTACTTACATAACCATGTGCTTCTACTACTTCTCCAGGCTCACCCGTAAACAAACCATCCTCATCAATAACAAGAACGTGCATTTCATCATTTGATCCACCAACAGAAGCAACGTCAGCAGATGTTGCAGGAGCACTGTCAAAAGATGCTAAGAATAATTTTTGGTCTGTTGTTCTTGCACCTGCTGCTGTTCCTTCGGCTGTTGCCCAACCTGTTCCATCTAGTGCAATCGCTTTTAAACTATTTCCTCTTACGCCGGGATATTTGGCAATGAATAATGTGTCACCAGCTGTTAAAGCACTGAGATCACTTTCATAATCATCTCCATTTTGTACAACTGTACTATTTGTTCCAGTAAAACCAGCGTTATCATCTCCAACTACAGAGTTTCTTGCATCGTCTTTAACATTTCTAACTACCAAAAGATTATTTGAATATGCTAGGTAATTAGCAGCTGACCAAAAATGTTCAAACGTATTAGTGGTTGGTTCACCGAATGTTTTTACTAAATCATTTTCTGTTGTAATTCTTACTCTTTCTAAAACTGGGCCCCATTGAAATTGACCCGCTACTGCACCAATACTTGTTGCAACATTAGGTACTACAGTAGTTAAATCTCTTTCAGTAACTACTACGCCTGGGCTGACTTGAAATGGCATTTTAATTCTCCTTTACAATTAATTACATTTTTTATATTAATATATTTTTCATCAATTGCATAATTTAATTTACTGTTTCCCATATTGTTCCATCTGAATCTATCTCATATTCTTTCTGATTTAATCCATTATCAATAACACCAAAAGGTGTCGTTAAATCTTCTAATTGATTCATTTGATTTTGATATAAATTATCTCTTATATTTTGATTACTTAAATCTTTAAAATATTGTTGGTCTATTAACCAAGCAAATAAAACTAATGTGATGACCAAATCATCATTAGTTCCCTCTTCGCCTGAAAAGGATTCACCAATAGCAATAAAGGTTGTTAGTTCTGTTATAATATCATAATCATTAAATAAAAGTTTATTTTCTTCAATTAGTGATTTTAAGTTTGAACAACCCAACTTTTTCATTGTTTTGGTTGTTCTTACACCAAATGCAGATTCTCTCTTAGCACCACTACTTAATTGCTGTCCATGCCTACCATACCATGATGTTGAATATAAATGCTCATACTCTAAATCATGGTGTAAAACGTCAGCAACTTGAGAACCAATGTCATTTATTTCTACTAAAACATATGCATAATTATATCTCTTTCCAATAGTATTTATAATATTGGGAAAGTGTAGGGGTGCGACGGTGTTATTTCGGTATTTAGCCACTATTTTGTACGGAATTTCGGTAATATCAAACACCGAAAAGGCGGAATAGTCCTGTCCTTGACCTCTAGCTACGTCAACGGTGATAGTATATGTATGTCCATCAACCGGCTCTTCATGTACGTCTAACCCATCTCTAGTGAATAATGGTGCATTATATGACATTTCTTGCAGTCTTTCGGTAGAAATCAGAGTATTTGTAGAACCTAAAAACTCTGCTTCATACTCCTGTCTGAAAGCATCTTCACCAATAGTCGATACAGTTCTTTTATGCCATTCTTCATCTCGGCCCGGAACATTTGACCAATGAACCTTGAAAGGAAAAAATGTATTATTTCCCTCTTCAGCATCATTCCAGAATTTATAGAATAGATTAAATCCGTTTGGAGTAGATACAATAATAACCTTTGTTTCTTTACCAGACGAAATTGTAGGGTAAACTGAGCGAATAAATTCGTTTGCAATATGTCTCTGAACATGAGCAAATTCATCTAGGAGAATACAAGAAAATGAAAATCCACGAATAGCACTTGAAGATGTGGAAGAAGCAATAACTTTACTTCCATTCTCAAGTTCCATAGAACCTTTATTCCATTCTCTTAAACCTTGCTGGAGAAACTTTGGGAGATGCTGATAGGATGTTTGAACACGGCCGAGGATTTCACGAGCAGTGATTGCCTTGTTAGCTAGAATACCAACAATTTTTTCTTGATTAAAAAGAATATAGTGTAATAACCAACCGATAGTAGTTGTAGTTTTACCAACCTGTCTACCTGTTTTTACAATGACATTTCTATTTTCTGTTATAGCGTTTACTAAGTTTTTTTGAAAATCATACATCTTAAAAGGAACAAGGCCTTCATCAACGTGCACAATCTTCACATAATTTTCTAAAAAATAGATAGGATCATCTTTACACTTAATGTATTCCTCTATCTCTTTTTTAGTAAACTTATGTGGTACACCTAAACCTTTTAAAAGGTTATTTCCTAAATAGGAATTATCTTCTGGCATATTATTTTTTCTTTTTCATTTCAAGAAGTTTTTGAAGTTCGGAAGTGCTACCAATGAAAAGATTATTTTCATTCTTCGTAGGTTTATTTGTTCCTTCTACTTCTTTCTTGGTTTTTTGTAATATCAAAAGTTCTTTAGTTGTTGCAGCTAAAGAATTCATAAGTTGGGTTGCAACCTCAAATGCTCTAGGTTGTTCACCTTCTTTTGCAATAGCTAATAATTCTACTAGTGCTTCATTTCCTTTTTCAATAATGTTATGATACTGATCCCTTGAGAAATCATAGTCACTTGTTAAGTCAGTAGTTGTTGTTTCTACTGCTGGTGCTTTCTGTATTTCTTTAGGTTCTTCAATATCAATAATATCATCTGCAATATCTAAAATATCATTCAGTTGTTTTACTGTTTCTTTTTTCATAAAATCTCATTAAGGATTATCAACTAATATAACATCAAATACTGAACCAGCTGCACAAGTGTTTCCTGCTTTTCCCTGAATTTCAATATCTGTTTTTTCAGGAAATCTAAGAGGAACAGGATAATCATATGTAACTGGAACACCAAAAGTTCCAAACAATCCTTTTGTTAAAAAAGCACCACCAAATTCTCTAACAACTAACTTAAATAATACATCTGTATTTTTAGAAGGTGATGCTTGAAGTTTCATTAAGTAACCAGTTTTTCCAGCTGGTACTGTGTAAACTGCCATTAAAGTCTGTCCGTTTCCTTCCAATATCTCTGCTCTATTTGCACCATCAATTTGAATCTCAATTTTACCAACATTAGTAGATTGACCTGTTGCTGGAACTTTTACTAATGCTCGATACACTCTAAAAAACAACTGTGTTCCAGCTGAACCACCTATTGTAATATCTTCTTCTATAGGAAGATAGTTTGCATCTAAACCCTGTATATTGATTACTGCACCATCATCCGATGAATCATCACTTGTTACTGTTGCAATAGTTGCGGTTGATGCATATGTATAAATACCACCAGCATTCCAAATTGTATGATATCCACTACCAACACCTATGTTTGACGAAAATCCAAATTTATTAATATGTGAATAGCCTGTAAGTTCTCCAGCAGCAATCGGAATATTAGCTGAAGCACCAAAACTATTAGAAATATTACCATCCTCATCAGCAATCATTACTACTTCAAAGTTGGTAGTGTCCGGCGGCCTATACGATTGTTGGTCTATTCTCCATTGTGCCATAGTATTATTCTCCTATATATCTCCTATAAATCAGTTATTGTTGTTGTAGTATTTCTTGGTGCATCATCAGGGTCAGCAGTTTCTGGGTCTGGTTTAATATCAATATTAACTAACTGAATATCATCATCATTAAAACTTGTTCCAGAATTAACATCTACTTCTCTGATTATTCCAATATCAGATGTTGGGCCATACAGATATCCTTGGACTGTAAATGATAGAGTATGAGTTAAAGACCTTCTAGTAAGAAAATCACCCTCATAATCATCCTCTGTTGAAATGCCGTTTAACACAATAGGTATGTCTCTTTTAATACCAAGTGTTTTCATTTCATTTAGAGTAACATGATACTCTGGTGTAAAATATGGTAAAATCTGTTCTAGTATCTGAGCTCCATCATCACTATTCTTAACCATGATAGATAAATCAATCTCAAAGTTATATGGTACAGGTGTATAAGCTGTAACTAAAGTATTAAGATTAGCATCAAGATTTGATTTTGCTGTTGCAGTTACACCACCTGCTGGTGCATCAGCTATAGTAACAGTCGGTGTATTTTCATATTGTGTTCCTGCAACATCAAGGGTTATAGAAGTTACAACACCTTCGGTAATCGTTGATGTAGCCGTTGCTGTTATTCCAGTTGACGATGACGGAGGTGCTTCAATTGTTATTGCAGGTGCTACTGTATAACCAGAACCACCATTTATTATTTCAATATTATCAAGATTACCAAGAGGTTTTATTTCTTTTATTTTTTTCGTTGTCTGTAATTTTCTTGTTGCATCATACGTCATTGTTGTTATTTCAAATGACAATCTTGGAAGTCTAATACCAACAGTTTCTTTTTCTTCATCAATAGGCCCTTCTAATTTTGTTAGGTATTTCTGTGCAGGGCCATATGAAATAGGAACTTTAAATTCACTTTGAACATCACCGTCTGATTCTACTCTCTTTACTTTTATATCATTGAATACTGTACCAAATAATATAACAATATTTCTGATATTCTTATTGTAAAAATATTTTCCAAACATTATAAGTCTCCCTCGCTCCACGGATCAACTTCACTGAAATCTAAAATATTATCTCCATCAGTTTCAAATATTTTATTATCATCATATTCAGTAGATGAACTAACTTGATCGTCAACAGAAATTAAATCAAGTGAAGTATTACTTTTAGCACCTACAACATCTGTGCCGGTTGCAAATGAACCTGATACTCTATAAACATTCAATTTATTTCCTTCTTGACTTGCAACTTTAGCAGTAACAACTGAGGTAGCTATTGATGAACCTTGAAATACTATCTCACTAACTTGATATGCTTCTGAACCAGCCAATGTTAATTCAATTGTAGTTGAATTCTCTCTTTCGATTTTATCAAATATAGCACCCTGTTCAATTTCTTCAATATCAAAAACTTGATTACTATATCTAAATAACTCACAAGTCAATTCATATACTGTATTTTTTCCTAAACTATAAAAAGGTTTTTCGTGTTCAACAAATTTAATTTCGTATAAACCTTTTCCAAGAGGAAAATAAATCAAGTCACCTTCTTTTGGTGCAGCATTAAAAACTTCTTCTGTAAATCTTTCTTTATTTACAATCAATATTAATTCATCTTGAACATCCAATCCAAATTTCGAAACCATATCACCAGCACCACCAAAACCTTCAGGTGTGTTTATATACATCTCAACTTCTCTTGTTTTAGTAAATTTAGATAATGCATCTTCATTAAGAATATCATCACGTTTTACTTCTGTTCTTTCAAGATACAATACATCAATTCCATTTATTTGAATTACTTCTTTGGTTAAACTATTAAGTAATTCTTGTTGTGGAAATGAATTGAAATTTTTAAAAAATTGATTAGTTGGCATATTAACCTACATATCCATCTGCTGGAAGTTCATATTTAAGACTTACTTCTTCTTCTATCTGTCTTATTTCTTCAACAGCTTCATCATAAATTGTTTTACCATCAAGTGTAATACCGCCTGGCAATACAACACCTTGAAACTTTTTCAGATTCTCTCCCCATTGTCTTTTGATTAAAGCGGTTGTATATTTTTTCAAAAACATATCATTCCAAACTTCTGGATAAACAGCAGGGTCTAATGCTCTATAAGCTTCAATAACTAAAATATCATTTACACTAAATTTTTCTGACCAATCAGCTTCTAAATAAACTCTATTCTGTTTTCTATTAAACATCATCGTTGGTGAAATAGAAAACAATTGTTCGATTTCAGAAAAATTTGTTAATGTCATACTCCATTGAATCAATGAAGAACCAGAAAAATTATTTAAGTCGTTTAGTCTTAACTGATACTCTTCATTAAAAAACCCACCCTGAAACGAATCAAAACTAGGAATAGGTAATACCCTAACAACACTAATAACAGGCCCACCATCAGGTGATACAGGATCACCCATAGGAATATATTCATTGTCAATATCAGTTTGTGTAATAATGTGTTTTAGAAAAACTTTTTCCACACCATCAAAATGATATTCTTGAAAAAATTCTAATGAATCATCAACTCTTTCATCTAGCTGATCGTCATCTATATTGATTTCAATTACAGGTTGTCCTAATCTCCTTAAACAATAATCTATCAATCCCTGTCTTGAAGTTACACTAGCCATGCTATTTTCCTTTTATTACTGTGGGGTGATTCCCATTGTTTCCACTTGCTTTAAAATATTTTCCTTATCTTCATTAGCAAGAAGTAGTTGTGCTTCAATCTGAACCATTTTTCCATTAAGTTCATTCACTTTATTTTGAAGAACATTGATGAGTTTTTGTGCATAATTCAATTGATTCTGCAATTGTTCTTTTGTTACTTCTGGATCAACATTTTGTTTTGCTAATGGTGCTCCTTGTGGTTTTTCAGTCGCTTCTTCTTTTTCAGCCATTTCATTAACTCCTTTAATATAGAATTATTAAATTGATATTATTTCCCTCTTTTTTTATTTGCAGATTCATCAGCTCTTGCAATACGTTCTTGATCCGCTTCTAAACCATACCTAGTTCTTATCATTGTATCAAGTTTTAAAATATCTGTTTGTAATACTCTTATTCTATCAATGAGTTGAACGAGTATATCTGTTTGATAACCTATCTTTCCTGTTAGTGAATCTTGTAACCATTTTACAATTTTCCAAAAACCCCACCCAATCAATAGCAAACCAACAATCGGCACACCTAATTTTTCAATTAGGTCAGCGGTTTCGTTTAATTGCATTTCTTTTACCTATATGTAATATGTATAACTCCTAAAAAAAATAAAAGGGGACAGGGAAAATCCCCATCCCCTTTCAGTGAATCTACTCATGTTGTTTCTAAAATAAACTAAACTTAGAAAGTACCGCCGTCCATAACGTCAGTCCATGCTGGAGCGCCATTAGAGTCGATAGCTAGTTTCTGTCCAGCAGAACCAGCTGTCAATACTGTCATGTCAGCTGTACCAGCACCAACTAGGATGCCATTACTAGCAACAGCTTGAAGACCAGTACCACCAAGAGTTACAGGCATTTCAGACTGAACACTCCATGTTCCACCTGATACTGTACCAACACCAGTTGAACTAGAGGTATCAATACCGAGTCCACCAAAAGTAGAAGAAACAATATCAGCATTCCATGTACCAGTAGTGATTGTTCCTAAACCTGTGATATTGGTTTGAGAAGCAGTTGTCAATGTACCATCAATTTCGCCGAAAGCAACATTACCCAGAGAACCAGAGAAAACTTCAGAAGTATTAGTTGCGTCAGCAATATACTTGAATTTTGAATCTGAATCATCGTAACCAAACCAACCAGTTTTAGCAGCACCATCGTTGTATTTGAATTCAATACCACGGTCTTTATTATCGTCTGTACCATTCTCACCGATAACAAAAATTGGATCAGCAACAGAAACGGTTGTTGAATCAACAGTTGTTGTTGTACCAGTAACAGTCAAGTTACCTGAAATAGTAACATTATTTGTTAGACCGATTGTTACTGCAGCACTTTCAACACCATTTGCAGAAACAGCAATTTCATTTGAAGTACCTGTGATTGTTGAAATGTAGCTACCAGTTGTGTCTGTACCTAGAGCAACTGAATTAGCTTGTACTGTGTTAACTGAAACTGTACCATCAGTAGCAATAGAAACATCACCTGACAATGCTTTATTATCCCATGAATCTGTACCATCATAAATCAGCACGTGTCCACCTGCAGGAGCTGAGATATTTGTATCAGATGCTGATGAAATAGCATTTGTTCCAGAAAGAACTTGACGATCAACATATGCTGTTGTTGCTAGTTTAGTTGAGTTATCATCTGCTGAAACTGTAGTTGCTGTAGGAGCTCCTGTTAGAACTGTGTTGTTTAGAATATCTGTAATGAAATCAGATGAATCTGTACCACCAATTTTACGCACAACAGCACCAGCTGATGTCATATCACCAATGTACAAACAACCAGCACCACCACCTGTACCGTGGTCAACCCATGCCAATTCACCTTTTTCAAGTGATCCTGCAACAGGAGAATTTGAGCCAGACGACCTTCTAATTTGAATTTGATTAGCCATTTAATTTTTCCTTTAAATATTTGTTGTTAGGTTTATCACATTTAACATTGTAATCATAAAATAAAAATCAAGCCCTACTCCATGCCATTGTATAACTTAAAACCCACCACTTATTTTCTTTAAAATACACCACCATCATTATCGTTGATAACTTCTATGTCTATTGGAACAAATTTTCCCGTTGCAGCATTATAAACCAAAACATCATTATCATTTAATCCAGTTTTATTTACATCTGATAAATCTACCAGAGGAGGAACATCACCAGTACCAGAACCAGATTGTTGAGCATTAGACACTGCCGGAGAAAATACTGTATTTCCTGTGTTTCTATTAACTTGAATTGGCATCAGTCAGTTGTTATTTCGGGTCTAATTGTTATTACCCCTTGAATAACCCTTTCTTTTGGTTGTTCTAAATATCCACTTCCACCATCAACTATATTTATAACAGTTATTTCTCCACCAGCAACTGTTGCAGTTGCAGTTGCAGTTGTTCCGCCATCAGAAAGTGGATCAGCTATTGTAATAGTTGTAGCTTCAGTATAACCAGTACCACCATTAGTAACTTTAATATTTGAAATAACACCATCGGAATTTACAAATGCTATAGCTGTAGCTTCATTACCATCACCACTAATACCTATTGCTGGTGTTCTTCTATCAGTTGCTTCAACATCATACAAATATTTACCAGATTTTAAGTTACTAGTCTGTTTAGGAGTTAATGCCAATGTCATATTACCTGTAACAGCATTCAATATGTTTATTGACATAAATTCCTTCACAGCAACTGATCTATAATGGCGTTTTATTTTAGATTCAAGAGTCCAGCCAGTTATATCGCGAGTACTGCCATTATTATTTAACATATTAATGTCAGCGTCCCAACTTTGACCAGCATTTATATCTTGATTCCATTTTACTGTTGCCATACTTTATACCTTTATTCTTTTGGTTGAGTGGTTCTTAAGGCAACCTTTTCGTCATTTTGAGTCATTTTTTATTTTTCTTTTTAGTATCGTTTATCACCCTAATGCGATTGCCATCGTAACAGCATTTGAATCAACGGGTGCAGTTGACATTGATGTTCCATCTGCAAAAGTAATTTTATTTCCAGACATTATATGAATACCATCACCTTTGATTTGTATAACTGCTCCACTTGAACCATTTTCTTGTACATGAAATTCTATAATAGCATCTTCACTACTAGCTGATGCATCTGCAATCTTACTTGTTATCTTTGCAAATACTACCTTATCACTATTATCATTTTCACCTTGAAACTTAATTTCTCCAATTGCATCAGAGTCAAACGGTGAAAAGGAGTTTCTGTATAAATCTAATACAGGCCCTGCAGCAGAACTAGTATCTGTAGATATTAATTCTAACGCTGTTCTACCTATAGTAGTGTCAGATATTGTAACTATTGAATCATCTGATTTTCTCGTATATAGCTTTTGATCTGCAACATTCATGCAAATCTCACCAACTGCTAAATCACTAGTAGTCGGAATAGAGTTAGATGTTTCACTTCGTTTTATTTTTATAATATTTGTCATAAACAACAATCATGTTATTTGAATCAAGTTTATTAGAGCCAAGAAGGCTGAGAATCACGGCTAATATGTTCCTCTGTTACAATATATTGATCTAAATTATTTTTATATTTATTGTAGAACTCTTCTGTACACCTTAAATTAACAAAGAACCCATGATAGTATTTTTTATGGTCGATGGTATACCCTCTAGCATGATACCTAGCAGGTGTCTTAATCAATTTACCAAATGGATTCAAATCATATTCAACTGTCGCAATACACCATCTTGGTTTTTTTGTTTCAACATCAACCTCTGTCAAAAACGGAAGATAAGTCATTAAGTCTAATTCACCACGCGTACTTCTTAAAAGAAACTCTTTCCACATTTTTATTTTCCTTTTTAGATGTTATCAAGTATTTATAAGAGTAATAGGGGGATGTTTTAAACATCCCCCTTGTCTTTATTAACCAAGTGCAATTGCCATTGTTACAGCCGTTGGATCAACTTCAGTCATTGTAGGTGTCGCCCAAACTCCATCACCACGCAAGAATGTTGTATTATTAGCTGTACCTGTTGCTGACAACATTGTAGGTGTAACAACACCAGCAGAAATCTGGATGTTAGAGATTGTTCCACTAACATCACCACCAACTGCCGTATTACCAACATTGGTTGAATCCGCTGCCCATTCAGGAGCAGTTGCACCAGAGTTGATTGTCAATACTTGACCAGCTGTACCTTTTGCAAGTCGAACATAATCAGTTCCGTTATAATACATAACGTCACCTGCTGCATCAGAACCAAGTGCAATGTGAGAACCTGTTACAGAGTTATTAGCAAGTTCAGAAGAACCGATTGCATTAGCATTGATTTGGATGTTAGAAACTGTTCCACTAACATCACCACCAACAGAAGTTCCACCAACATCTGTAGAATCAGCAGACCATGCTGGGTCATTTGCTCCCATTGTGAGAACTTCACCAGCTGAACCTTTTGCAAGTCGAGCATAATCTGTACCATTGTAATAAAGGATATCACCACGAGCATCAGAACCCATTGCAATCTTAGTTCCATCAACTGCATTAGCTTGAATCTTAGCTGTTCGTACTGCACCATCTTGTAACTCAGAGAATGTAACACTATTAGCTGCCAAGTCCTCTGCAACGATAATATCCAATTGGATTTTATCAGAAGTAATTGAGTTTGCACCCAATTTAGCATTTGTAATAGCACCGTCTGCAATTTCTGTAGTATCAACAGCACCAGCAGAAATCTGAATGTTAGAGATTGTTCCACTAACATCACCACCAACCGATGCATCACCAATAGTTGTATCAGTATCATCAACGAATGAAAGTACGCCGTTACCATCGGTAGAAAGGATTTGACCATTCGTACCATCTGTTACTGCAAGTTTCGCAATCGTAACTTGATTATCAGCAATCTTAGTTGTTGTTACTGCGTTTGTTGCTAACTTGGAGTTAGAAACAGCTGTACCAGCAATCTTATTATTTGTTACAGCACTGTCTGCGATGTCTGCTTCGACAATCGTACCATTAACGATATGAGCTGATGTAACTGAGTTATCAGCAAGTGCATTTCCGTCAACTGAATCATCAGAAATATGTCGTGCATCAATTGCATCATTTTTAATATGGTCTGAATCAACAGAACGCAATGCATCATTAGAAACATGGTCTGCCAATTTAGCAGAAGTAACTGAGTCATCTTCAAGTTTTGCTGTAGTAATATTTGCATCAACAATGCTTGCTGTTACTACTGCATTACTATCCAACTTAGCTGCTGTTACAGAATCATCTGCCAACTCTATAGTATCAACTGCACCTGCAACAATCTGTGCATTTGAAACAGTACCAGACAAATCACCACCAACTGAAGTAGCACCAACATTTGTTGGATCAGTAATAAATGATAATACACCAGAACCATTAGTAGAAAGAAGTTGACCTGCTGAACCATCTGTAACATCAAGTTCAGTAATACCAACTGCATTCGTAGCAATCTCTGATGTATCAACTGCGTTAGCAGCAATCTCATTTGAAGTTACAGCATTCGCATTAATCTGAATGTTAGAAACTGTTCCACTAACATCACCACCAACAGAAGTTCCACCAACGTCTGTGGAATCTGACGCCCATTCAGGAGCAGAAGCACCAGAGTTGATTGTCAATACTTGACCAGCTGTACCTTTTGCAAGTCGAGTATAATCAGTTCCATTGTAATAAAGAATATCACCAGCTGCATCACTACCAATTGCAATCTTAGTTCCATCAACTGCATTAGCTTGAATCTTATCAGTTGAAACTGCATTGTTAGCAAGTTCTGCAACTGTAATTGCATTGTTCGCAACGTCTTCAGCAACGATAACATCAAGACCTAAATGAGCAGAAGTAATAGAATTATTAGCAATCTCTGTACCACCAACCGCACCAGCAGCGATTTTCGCATTGGTTACTTGATCGTCACCAATATTTGCTGTTTGTATTCCACCAGCAGCAATATCACCAGTAACAATTGTTCCATCAAGAATTTTTTGTGATGTTACAGCACCATCTGCAAGTTTTGATTCAGTAAGAGAATTGTCAAGAATCTGTACAGCATTCAATTCAAGATTTTGTGCATCATCATTTCTACGGAATGAAGAATTTTGTAATTCTATATCTGTAAGAACATTAGAATAAATTTTAAAGTTTGTTAACCAACCACTACCAGATGTTAATCCTTCACCATGAAAGAATTTAATAGTATAAGAACTTGTTGAAGTATTAGCTGGAAGAACAACAGTTGTATCAGGAAGATTTGCTGAAAGACTACCGTTTTGTCCCATATGTAGTCGGTTAGACTTCATAGCAACGACATTACGGAAATCTTCATGACTTGTATTAGAAAATCCTGTTGCAAAAGGATCAGAATTTAGTTGACTATTACCAGAACTAACAACCTTCAATGATGAATTACTCAATAATGTTACATAGTTAGCATTTGATGCATCTTGATAATGATAAACAGGTGTTCCAGTTGTATTCAATGGAGTAGCATCAATTAAAAATGATGCACCAACATCAAAGTTCCATTTTCCTTCTGTATCTTCAACAAATGCAACATCAGCTGTTCTTGTTACGGAAACAGTTGTAGTTGCAATATAAGAAGTAGCATAGGCTTTCTCTTCAACTTGCATACCCCATAGATAAATACCTTGAGAACTAGTAGTTGCATAAGTATTTGAAACACCATTATCAGGACGTGCTTTCATATACAATTCTGTATCTGAATTAGCATCTGCTGTAAATGTTACTTTACAACGATACCACCCATTCGCATATGCTTGAATTGATGCCGAGTCAACAGTTCCACCAGATGCACCAGTTTCACCAGTTGATAAGTTAAATGTTTGTGCGTATGTTCTACCTGTTTGGTCATTATCCTTATTGGAAAGTTCCAAAAAATTTAATTCTTTTTTCTTAGCAAATACTGATACTGTATATGTAGTTCCACTAGTAAAAGTCAAACCTTGTTGTCGAGCTGCAATGATACCAGTTGTTGTTGATGAAGCAACTAGTTGGTCAGCATTCGTTGCTCCGTCAGGTGACTTAATAGCATTAGTACTAACACTACCTGTATTGGTTAAGCTGGATGTTGTTGTAATCCACGAAGCATTACCTAAATCATGTGACTGCAAACAAGTATTTGTTGATGACTCTTCTAATAACCAACCTCTATGTCTACCAATATTAGTAGGGTCAGAAAAATAATCCTGTCTGATAGTATTTGCTGGAATGGTTTCAATCAAACCAATAGAATTAATTCTAGTAGCTGAAGAACTTCGTGAAAAATTAAGTTCAACGGGTATGATACCAGATGAATTTAATGCTAGTGTACTCTTAACTATTGACATATTCTTCGATCCTTTTAAATTTTAGGGTATTTAATTTTAATTGATTGTCGCTTTACCACTAAAGCAGATGTTTCCAATTTGGAAGCATCGAGATTTTGTATTACACCTAAAGATAGTTTATATATTCTTACATATTGTCTTGGATATATTCTTTAACTTCATCTTTACTCATACCAGAACCTTCATCAATATACTATAGTCATTTTCTACCATTTATGTTCTTTTAAGGCTTACGATGAGCAGCTTTAACAGATGCAATATGTGCTTGATAAACAGTCATACCTTGTTCACCAATCATTTCTAGTTGTTCTGACCATATACCATAACCACCATCTGCCATTTTTGCAGTACGCTTTTCTTCCCATGATTTTTCTGGTACAACATAAGGCGTTGGTGTATTGCCAGCGTCAATCCATTCTTGAATCATTACCCTATGGCGATTACCCATGTCATCAGGAACAAATACATTATCGTTGACTTGATAACTGCCATCTTCCTGTAGTGCTACTTTTGCGATTTCCATTATTTTTCCTTATTAATTAATAGTTAATAGTATTTTAGTGTCTTGCGTCAACAAGTATCCAGCAAGTGTCCGTCCCATCCCTACTGAGCACGACTGCGGCCCCTGCTGTTCCGGCCCCTGCATTTAAAATCCTATACAGGTTTAGGGTGATTAGTTTTAACTGTCTGAATGTGAGCCATAAATGCTACCTCACCTTGCTCACCGAACATTTCTAACTGTTCTGACATGGTTCCATAGCCACCATCGGCAATAGACTTGAGTCGTTTGTCGAGCCAAGTTTCTACATAAGTTTCTACATAAAGCGCGACAGGCAAAACAGTTGCTCCATCAGCTATGTCCTCCAATACCATCTTATAGTGCCGATTGCCTGGGGAATTAGGCACGTTCAAATCATCGGCTGTGTAACTACCATCTTCTTGTAATTGTATTTTTGTGAAATTCATAAGTGTCCTTTAGTGTCGTGAGTCTGCCATCCAATGCCCAAGTATTCCGAATTTTGCT